CATTCAACGGATCACCATCATTGTCCGTTGTTGGATCAGATGTTTTGCTGCCAAGGTAAGTATCATCGAAGTTATCAAAAGCAGACGCCGCAGATGCAGCCGATGCAGCCGCCGCAGTCTGTGATGCTGCCGCAGCCGATGCAGAAGTCGCCGCATTTGTTGCCGATGTTGCTGCATTTGTTTCTGACGTTGCAGCATTACTTGCAGAAGTTGCCGCTTCTCCAGCTTTTGTCGTTGCTGTTGCGGCATTTGTTGAAGCGTTTTGAATATCAACAATATTTGTTGCAGCAGTATTTACGGAAGCAATGTTTGTTGCCACTGTCCCAATATCAGTTGCATCCCCAGCAACGGCTGTAACATCAGAGCTAATACCAGCTACAGTTGTCACATTGGCAGAAATCCCAGCAACCGTTGTAACATTACTTGAATTGCCAGCAACTGTCGTAACATTACTTGATATTCCAGCAACAGTTTGAATAGCATCCGTTGCATCTGTGCCATCTTCAATGTCTGCAAGTGTGGCAATATCATCAGAAATATCAGCAAGCTGATTAACATTGGTTGTAATAGGGCCAGCTTCAACAGCACCAGTTGTAGAATTAAACGCAAGCACTGTACCTTTACGACTATTAACATTAGGCAAGACTAATGATACCGCAGAATCATAATCAGTAAGCTGTAGCGCACGATCTGCTTGGTCTTTTAAATCTGCAGCAATAGCAACAAATCTATCAAGCTCAGTGTTCAAAGAGGCAATATTAAAAGGGCCGGAAGATGGGAAGTCAGTCGTTCTATCAAGATCAATGTCTCTTGTAATAACAACAGTAGATCCACCTGTAGCACCCACAACAGCAGATACAAAATTAACTGTACCCGTTGAGCCATCTCCCCCCGTTACAGTATAATCCGTTGTTAAAGTTTTTAATGTCCCATCAACATACACATTAAGATCATCGTTATCAAAGAACTCAAACGAAACTGTAAATGCTGATTGAGAAACCCCCTCAGCAACAGCATAAGATACCCGTGGCGTATTATCAGATAGATTAATTGTCATGCTTGACCTCTTTTTTTAACGCATAACAATGGCAAACAAATTGAACAACGCACAAATCATTCAAAGCCAGCAGCAAAATCTCCTAGAGCTTGCTTCAAATCGTTTGTCCATTCTTTAATCATAAAGTTTCCTATCAATGGAATTTGGCTAACAGCTTGCTCCATTCCATCTTCATAATTTCCTCTAGCAAAGTTTTGCAAGGACTTTACAAATCCATATGAGTAATCTGCGGGTGCCCCAAATATAGAAACAACACCACCAATAGCATCAGGATCTTCAGTAAATCTAGGCTCAAATGGTGTTGGATTTGAAATATCAAACGCCATACCCATTTCTAAACCGCGATAAACCAAATCACTATAAAGCGCTGCAAGACCAGAGTAATCAAAAGTACGCAATACTTTGTCTTCTGCGTCCATTTTCTCCATAGCCCAATTAGGAGTTCGGGCGTTCATAACTTGATAACCCAAGAACATAGCTACAATAAAATGCGCTGCAGGATTTCTTGTTAAGCCTTGTGCATAGTTTGTTGTTATCTTGTTAAATGCGCCAACAGTGTAGGTGTAAAAAGTAAACGGCAAAGCAAGGTAAGGAGATTCTATTTCAGCATACCCCTTAAATCTTTTAGATTCAGAAAGCCCCATCATCTTAGCAATGTGAATAGGCATATAGGTTTTGCCGCTCATTGCATAAGGTTTATCAGCAGGTGTTCCCATAATAACTCTATTCATTACATTTGAGCGCAATGCACTCCTAAATGCAGTAAGAGCCGATTCATCTGTCCATTCAGTTGTATTCGGTAAGATGAAGCCATTCTTTGTAGCCTGATGAGGTGAATCAGCAATTCTTTTCGCAAGCTCTGGAGTAATGTTATATCGAGCTAAGAAAGTAATCTCCCATTCTTTTGGCTTTCCATACTTATCTGGATAAGCAAGCCTCAAAGCAGACTCAATAATTGTATGCCCCTTAAACATAGACTCCATATTTTTAGCAAGCAAAGTCATTTGCATTAACAAGTTAAACTGATAATACCCATTGTTTATTCTGTCAGTTAAACCATTTCTAAATGGATCAGATGATAAAGATTCCATAAATTTCATAGAATATGTGCCACCAATAATCTCAAAGCCATCGCCAGATTTAAGAAGTTCTCCCCTAGACATCTTAATGCTGTTATCATCCATCAAAGAAAGCATACCCTTCCCGATAGTTCTTAATTCATTGTCCATAAAAACATTTGCAAAATCAGAAATAGCAGCAACCCCAGCACCACCAAGATATGTCCACTGCGTAGCTGTTTGTAGCCACTGAGCAATCCTAGTATTTATTGTATCTGGTTGCGTTAAAACTCTGCCAACAATCCTATCGTAAGAAGCATTAAACTCTTTGTTGACCATGTTTATTTGATCTTGCGATAAACCAGCCTTCTCCATCTTCTTAGTAATATCATCAATAACATCCTCTATCGAAGCCGGACCACCCGTATCAGGATTCCGAAATGCTTTAGCAAAAGCATACTTAGGAGCAACCTTACTATTGTAAGCAATCAAAACCTGTTTAAGATCTGTAATCATAAACTCTTGAAGCTTAGAGTTTGATATATCAAGCTTGCGATGAAGAAGATGTTTAGATTTGCCAGCGCCAAAATAGGCATACTCATCGTTGAATCCATCATCATCAACCATGTCTAGGATTTCATCTGCAGTTTGCTCTGCACGAAGCTTTGCCGATTGATAATCTGTATCAAGCCTTACCTGAACATATCTTTTTGTTTTGCTATCCCACTTCCAAACAAGAGGGTTTTCTTGATACTCTTTTGTTAAAACAGAAACAAACTTATCTCTGTTCTTAGCAATGTATTGACGATTAAAATATCTAGGGAAGAAAGGTTCTCTTAACCCCTTGTCCACAGCAGAGCCATCTAAATAAGATTGCAAGTTATCGTATCTTGCCTTCATGTTATCTAAATGGTTGACAAGATTAGTTAATGCTTTCTCTTGTTTTACACTGGCTTTTATATTGTTTACATAATTTAACACATCACTAGAGCTTCTAATATTATAAGATGCCTCTAACGCAGTTGAGTAAGCATCTCGCTCCGCTCTAAGTTTTGTAAGTAAGTCTTGCTGGTTCTTCGTTAAACCTTTTGATTTAAACTTAGCCTCAAGATCATCAATCTTATCTAAGTTTTTAGTTACTTGAGTTTCCAAAAAATCGCGGTTTGATTTAATTATATCAGTAATAACATTATCAATACTGGTAATTCTACCCTCTACCTTTTGCGCTCGGGAAAGCAATGCGCTCTGATTGTTAAGCAACCCAACATCATTTAAAGCCTGATCCCATTGATCAAAATATTCCCGAACAACTTTCAATGCTCTCGCTTCGTACTCTGTCTTAGGAGTTTTCTGATTTATATAAAGATCAACAATATGTTTACCAAAGTCTTCAAATGTTAAGGAATCCTTACCTGTAACTTTTCTAAGATACTCAATTGTATTTTGGATAGGCATATCAAGTGGCGCAGCACCACCTCTAGGATTTACCTCACTCCAAATACTATGCAACTCTTGATAAGTCTCACCCCACTTACCAGCAAGCTCACCAGATTCTTGAGCAACAGAGCGCCCAAAAACCTTACCAGCTTGATTCATTTTAAATCCAACACCACCATCATTAATCAGCCTCATAAACATCAGCTTAACTTCATCTGGGGCATCTGAGTTCATTACGCTTTTAACTGGAGTGGGTAAGCTCTTATAAAAAATAGAATCAGTAAACCAAGTACCCATAAAGTCTAGCTCACCAGCCTCTACTTCTGGAAGGGGTTCAGCTGTAATTGAAGTTGGAACAGCATCAGTTTCTGGGGCTGGCTTTGGCGTTACTGATGTTGTGTCAATAGGTTTCTTTGCGCTTTGATGAACCTCTTGAGCATGTCGAAATGCATCATTAAAAGCCTTGCGGTTTGTAATATCAACAGCCTTACCTATGCCGCCACCAACAACACTGGCAAAACCTTGAGCAAGTAATTGATTTGTTACCGCATCAATAGTTGCTTTCTCCGCATCCTCGCCTTGAGCCAATGCATCAGCAAATGTCAAAGCATTGGGAGTTCCAAAGTAAAAAGCAGTTTCAAGATTAGCTAATCTAAATCCCTTCTTTGCATATGTTTCATTTATCTTTGCTGTAATTAAAGGGCCAAAATATGGGTCAGGACCAGTTCTTGCTTCACGCGCTAATGCTTGCTTACCAAAAAACTTTGCACCTTTATTTAATGCGCCAAGAGAGCTTAACTCAAAAAGAAACAACGGATCAGCAATCATAGATTTTACAAAGCCACTCTTTTCTAAAACCTCTTGTGACTTTAAGTTTTTGGTTGCGTTCCAGAATATTCTTTCTGCTTCAGATTTATTAATTGCTCTAGAGCGAAGCTGACGTGCTACAGTGCCAAAAGGATCGACACCAGTTTCTTTAATAAACTCTTCTATATCAAAATCTAGATCAGGTGCTGGTAGCCCTTTAGCTTCTTGAATTGTATCAGAAACAGCATTCTGAAAATACTGAGTAGTATTTGCTCGAAAGGTGTCTAAAAACGTAGGGTCATTTTTATCTAACCCAATTTCATTTGTTGGTGGAGTAGGGCGCCAAGGCTCAAATTTAATCTCACTCAAAACCTGACGCCTTTCTGATTATCTCTGCTTGCCGCTTGCTGAAAATATTCTTTTCAACCATTGTGTTTAGCCTGTTAAGATGGTCTTCGCTTTGAATCAGTTCAGGATTTCTTGCAAGATGCGTAGCTAAATAAAAAAGTTTGACAACATTATTCTCAGCAATAAGATTATTAAACGCAACATCATCATTAAATAACATAAGGTCTTCAACTGATCTCATATCAACAGATGATGGAGAGTTTTGTACAGCAGCGCGATAATTAGTGTACATGCTCTGTACAACTTCACTTAATGCATTATCTATTGGTGCATATTCACGAACATCTACAGTTAAGATAGTTGGTTGATATGTTCCATTTTCTCTTCGAAGAACAACAGTCAGCAGGTTTGGATCATTTCGATTAGGAATATATCCCCATTTTGCTGTAAGCCTTGACCCAACAAGAAAGTCTCTTAAGCTTTCATCTGCTTGAGCGCCCTCTTGAAGTGGCCCAAATAATCCAAGATTAATTTCTTCTAGACTCGGATCAACACCTCTTGTTTCACGTCCCTCTATAGCTGCTTTTTGATAAAGTCTTGAAGCAGTGCCAATTCCAAGTTGAGCAGTAAGCATTATTTGATCTGAAGAACTAAGTGTTCTAATAATTCGTTGCTCTACATCAGCATCCATAGCAGCAATTGAACTAGCATCTAAACTAGAGCGAGCGCCAAATACTAAAGGTATTTTTTTATCTCTTGATCTATACCCAACAGTTGTTCCAATTATCTTTTCATCATAACCAAAGTTTTGTTCAATTACATAATCTATCTTTGCTTTTAAATCATCTTCACTCAAAGCGCCATTTGCTAAAGATCTAGCAGCATTCAATACAAATCTACGACCTGCAGGGTTTACATCAGGATAATTATCAACAACAAACTTGTTTATTTTCTTACCTAAGACTGCCTCAAGATGTTGCTCAATATTGTCAACTCCCAACTCATTAATTGAGCTAGAAACCTCTAGCAATGATTGAGCAAATGTTTCATTTGTTTTTAAAACATCATGGTTAAATGCAGCTATACTTAGAATAGCTAGTGATTGCTCATCAAGTGAATAAGGCATTCCTTGGTTGTTAATAATATTAAATGCATTACCAGCCGCATCTAAATTAGAAACCATTCCATAAAGTTGTCTAAGGTTCTCAAAACCAACGCTACTTAAATTTGGAGTCTTTGCCCCAAAGTTTAAAACATCAATGACATGTTTTGGAACAACGCCCTTTGAAAATAATTTACTTAACTCTTGACCATACTTAGTAAGTTGCAACTGCCCTTGTTGCTCAGAGTAAATAAGATTTGGTTTGCTTAAAACAGCTTGAGCCGCAGAAGCGGAAGAGTCGACATTTAAAACTGGAAACAGTTTGGCTTCCTCAAAATTATCAACATCTTCTTTTGATGCAGAAATCCCAACAGCCTCAACATTCTTTACACTGTTATCAAGATCTTTAGTCTTAATGTAGGCTGCATTACGTTTTTTTGCAATTTCATGTAGCTTGGAAAGTGTAGGTTGAATATTAAGACCTGTTTGTTCAAGCTCAACCAATTTATTAACATAGCTTTGAAGCCCAGCATCAGCAAAAGAAACTGAAGTATCACCACCAAGGCGCAAGTTTATTAAGTCTGCAATGTCTGAGCTATATCCTTTCTGATTAAAACTAGAAAACTCCTGAAAGACTTGTTGTGTTAGAAACTCAGCCTCTATTTTTGAAACAGACTCAAGGGCTTTTCTTTGTGCAGAAACTGGAAGCGTAGAAACAGTGCTCTTTAAAATTCTTATATCATCTGCAGTTGCAGCGTTATCTCGCACCAAATCTTGAGTGCTCATTAAAGTAGAATCAAAGTTATCTATTACACCTTGTTTTTGATTCTTTTCAATGTGCGTCTGATACTTACTATCAAAATCTCTAAGCTGATTTAGCAACCTATTTCTCTCAGATTCACGATTATTAAAAATAGGGTTGTCTCTAATTTGAGACCTAAGCATTTCAATCCCTCTAGGAATGCCACCTTCTGTTAGGTCTGAGGAAATCAACAATTCAACATTTGCTGAAATACTACGTATTGATTCTTCTACCCGTCCCTTTGCTGCAGCCTGATCAATTTTAACACCAATACGCTCACCTTGTTTTTGAAGGGTAGCAATATCAGCAAGCTGAGTAGGAGTTAATGTACTAAGACCAAGATCATTAAGGCGAGCCAAAGCAGCCCTTGCTTTTTCCTCATCTAAGTTTTCAGGGCTCATATAAAAGTCAAAGTCAGCTTTTACCTCAGCAAGCAAAACAGCATTTGCATTTTTTTCTGCTGTTTCTATAGCTTCTCTTCTAGTTTTAGCTTCAAGTAACTTAGCATCACGAATAGCTTTAAAATGAGCGGCTTTTCTTGCTGCCTCGTCGCTTTCTCTTTTATCTGCACTAGCTTCCGCTTGAACTCTATTTGTTACATAAGGTGTAATATTTTTAACTAACTCTTGCCTATCTTCAAAAGAAAGATTTTCTATTAATGCTTCCAAGACAGTAACCACCTGTCGTCCGCTTGGAGAATCCATATTTTCCTTAACTTCATCAAAAATTCTAGAATCTACAGAGTCCTGACCTAATGCAGCAAACATCCTATCGGCTAACTCAGAATCAAACTGATTAGCTGGAATATTATCTATAACCTCTACAAACTCAGCCCTAATTGCATCAAATGTTTCATTTGTAGCAAGCTTCATCTGTTCTTCATCAGGCGCTGAATCTTTTATTTCATAATGATATTTAATTAAATTTTTAACAGCGTTTGCTGCACTGAAATCTGCTGAAAGTTTTGCTAAGTCTTTATTAATTTTAGGTAGATTGGTAGATAGCCATTCAGAATCAAGAACCTCTTTTATAGCTTCGCCAGATGAAATCTTACTTGAATAAGCATTCTTCAAAGTCCCAATGGGCAAAGAAGAAAATTCTATTTGAAGCTGAACAACTTTTGCTCGGAGTTCAGTATCTTCTATTGCTTGAGCAAATGAAGGGTTCTCTAAAGCTTCAGAAATAATTGTTCTTTGGGAATCACTAAGTCCTTGAGTTTGTTCATACAGAGCACCAATTGATTCAAAAGCTTTTGTTTTTAAAAGCTCCTCCATGTTTCTATTAAAGGCAGTAACATTATCTGTTAGCTGAAACTCTTCAAGAATTGATTTCTCATATGCAGCAAGTGCAACCGTTGCATCAACACCAGTAGACCCAGTTCTAACATAGCCTAAGTATTTTTGCCTTGCTGATATAACATTTAATGTTGCAGCCCTTTTAGCTGCAGCAATACGAGCCTTCTCTTCTTGTATTCGTAAGTTTGCTGTTGTCTTCGCAACAACATCTGCCGAAGATTTAAGAACAGATTGCTTAAAACGACCCTCTGCAGCACCAAAAGTTGCCTCAATATACCCATCCATCATTTTTGTATAACCAGCAACAGATGGATATTTTTGAGCGTATTCATTAGACTTGGCTACTATTTCATCTTGAATCTCTTGGTCATATCTTTTGTTGACCACATCAAGATATACTTCCCTTCGAATCCGCCCATATTCTTTCGGAACAGTTAAAGGTACAGGTTTACCTTCTTCATCAAATTCAAAGAAATCAGATTTATTAATTGCAAGTGCGGCATCTTGTGCTTCTTGCTGACCAAGGGATGCAGCTTCACGAAACAACTCATCACTCACTGTTTGAGCAAAATTAGTTACAGCTTGGCCTACCCTTTGAGCGCCAGTATCAAAAGATCGAACGCCTACGGGCGATAAATAAAACTGTCTCTCTTGTCTAATTACTGGCATATTAGATACTCTTTGCTCTGATGTAACCACTTGCAAAGGCATCTATGGCATTAAAGTAACCCGCCATTAGAGTATTCTTTGCTTTTTCTTTTTGGATAAGCGCACCAACAGTTCTTGAATGGCTATCTAAACTTGAAACAGTTTGCGCTGTAGATATGTCTTTTCCAACTACCTTTTCTTCTGCAGCATAAAATGCATCTTCAACAATAGCTGTTTCGCCCTCGCTAAAAGAAAACATTGCTTCATTAACATTTGTTGCAGCAATGTATGCATCCATTCTAGCATTTTGCTTTTGAATCGCTTCAGCTTCAGCAATGACTCTGTCAATCTCCATTTGCCTTGCTTGCTGCTCTTCTGTTACTGCTTGCGCTCTTGCTGCACTTATTGTGGAGATGGCTTGGAATCCACCTAAAGCAATCTGTGCTATCATCAAAGGGTCCATTAGATTATCATCTCCACTACCATCCCATTAATTTGTAGCTCTAATGGGGCATTCTGAGTTATAGTAACTTGAGGATCACGACTATATCCTAACAATCTAAATTCTTTTTTGCCTGTGAACTTTGATTGCTCAAGAGATAAGTCATCGGTTACATTTCTAATAATCATAGAAGTGTTATTTACTGTACAAGAAAGAGTATTGTTTAAGTCTAAGAAAACACTGCCTAGTGATCTTGGCTCACCTGTCATTGGACCCGTACCTAGATTTGCATCTATTGGATTTGTCTTTAACTCAACATCAAACTTGTAGCCAATTTCAGCAGAAGTAAGGGTTGCATCAACAGATGATACATCAATGTTACCACTAGCTACTGTAAACTGCCCAACAAAATTATTCCCATCTATAACTTGCAATACAGCCCCATTATTAAACTCACCAGAAACATCAAACACACCAGCCGTACCAGTGTAAACCTTTGCCATATCTAGGTTATATGTTGAATCAAATTCAGTAAGGATAATCTTAGAAGTTCCATCTCCAAGGTCATATTCTACATTTGCAAATACACGATCATCTATTGTTACTGTAGAATGAAACTTGCCATTTGTAGTAAACTCAACCCATCCCGCTCTTTGCTCTGCTCTATTAGAATTAAAGACAGCAAGAGTACCATCATTATTCAAAACAAATACATAGCTTTCTGATCTCGATAGCGCCCCATAAAGAGTGTTCATTTCAATTGGAGTTTTAATTAAATGCGAAGATAAAGATGATATTGCATTTGCAACATACGCAGCTTCACTATCGCTAAATACAAACTCACGAACAATTTGGCCTCCCTTTTGAACAAACAAGGTGGCTCCATCAATAATCTGAGGTCTTTGGAATGTAGAACCAAATGGAGTTTGACGTCTTATTTGAGCATTCGTCGGCGTTAAAGCTTGGTTCTGGAAAGATGGTATATACAATTCAGCAGATGCAGCAAATACTTGAAGATCACGATTTGAAACAATATGACGTATTTGTTGAATCTCACCAATAGCAGCAGTTATTTGTATGGAATCATTGTCTGCAGCCGTGCCAACATCAAAGTTGTAATATTTTGCAGACTTGCTAAAGAATAAAGTATCTGGTTGAGCAAGAGTTCCAGCAAACACTAATCTGTTTTCGTGGAAGGTTACAGCCGCAGGATACCCTCGAAGCGCAGAAAAAGATTGTTCATCCCAACTTGTTGTAGGCGCATGACTTGTAATGTCAGGTGTACCACCCCCAACTTCAGATGAATTTGAAGAAGCCCCTGCTGTAAAAGTAAATTTATCTTCACTTATAATTGAAGCAACTGTTCTTGCGCCGTTAATTTGATTTATTGAAATACCGCCAATAGTCCCAGCATTTGAAACGGTAAATCCATCACCAACACTAAATCCATGATTAACCATTGTTACTTCAATTGACGTAGACCCCTCATCAACTTTTAATGAGTTTGCTAACAATGTAACTTTCAAGGAGTCTAATATGTCACCAGTAGCAACTGTGCTACTTGTTACACCAGTAATCTCGATCTCATTCCCATTATATCTAATGGTTGTTCCAATGTGTTTAGATGGAGAATCTGTATTCCAGTAAGCAGCACTTGTTGTAAGTGTAACACCACTTCCAGATGTTGCTGATGGATCAAGGGTTGTTCCACCTGTTTGAAAAGGAAAGTATGGTTGGAATATAGCTTTATTGTCTGACCTCTGATCAAACTGAAAGCTTTCAACTTGAAAGTTTGTCAGTGATGTTCGAACAATCTGTTGAGGCACAAAAAGCTGATGGCAGATAAACATAACATCACCCGCCTGTGCATATGTATACTCATGCAAATAATCATCATCAAACTTCAAAGCTGCAGCATCAACATCAGCTGTTATCGTTTGTATTAAACTAACTGCACCTGTCGTTGGAGATATTTGGAAAACTCTGACTTTCGCATTTTCAAGTGAAATAATGTACTGCTCATCATCAGAAAAAATAAATGGCAAAAGCCGACATTGCTGCGTTTTAGATGTGTCAATTGTTGTGTCATACTCATACAAGTATTGAAGGCCAGACCGTTTGATTACGCCACCTTCAGCGCGTAAGAAAAAGTTTTCAACTCGTTGTGCAGATTGTGTATATATAGGTGTATCAGTCCTTGATAAAAGAGAAGAACTAACCTCACCAAATGTAAAGTTTGACAAAGGTACTCTTATCTTTCTCATTATGATCGCCTTTGAGTTACAAACCTGCTTGTTGCGAGCTTCCTTGTTGTCTGTTGTTGTGAGTCTAGCATTCGAGCTTTTGACATGGCTATAGCTCCTTGCTGAGACATAAGTTGCGCCAACTCTTTATCTCTAGCTAAGGCAATAGCAAACACAGATGCAACCTCATACTCTACAGCAACAGTAAAATACGAAGGCCAATCAACTTCATTAGCACGATAACTGTAATCTAAAACAATCTGCGCAGACGCATCTTCATCGCAGAATAATTTATTTCCATATGTTTGATATACAATTGGTATATCATTTACCGTAGCAGCATGTGTCATTAACCAATCACTTGGCAATTGATATGCTGCATCATAGCGACCAGTTGGAGCATCGCTTAATCTATTAAGCACTGCTTGGTTTGTTGCAAATCTCCATCTGCAATTTACAAGCGCTGAACGCGCTACATCTTCATATAAATTAGATGCAATCAAAGCCTCATTGTTGTCATCAGCAAATGAAGTAATAGGCTCCGCACCTATTAAAATAAGCGCACGGCTTGAAACTTCTACTGCAGAATTTGCGTGAGTGCTTGAAACTGCCATATTAAATCCTCAAAGAGAGGTGGGGCCGAAGCCCCAACCTATTAATCAGTATCGGTTTCAACAATTACTGTACCATCAGAAACATCAACAACAGTTCCTGTGTTTGAAAGAACATTGCACAAGTGAGTTGTTGGTGTGTTTGTGTCAGTAACAATAATTACATCACGAACAGACAACATGTTTGCTGCACTGTTAAAGTAACCAGATGCGCGAACAGTAGCTATAGCATCTGCAGAGCTATAAAACCAAAGATCGCCATTTGAGGCTCCACCAATACGAGTAAGATTTGCTGCATCAAAAGCCATTGCTCATCTCCTATGTATTGTTATCTAAGAGTTCATAAACACCATTGTCATCAATGACAGTGGCGCCCATGGACATCATAGATGTTGCAAGGTGAGATACCTTCTCAGGCACATAGTTCACCTCAGTTTTAACGTCTGAATTAATGCCAAGTCCAACAGCAGTTGTGTGATAGCACATGCTCTTACCAGCAGATACTGCAGAGGTTGAAAAGATCTTGAATCCAAGAAACTCTTTCATTGACATGCCGCCAGCGTAAGGCAGGTTCTGATCACCAACAAAGTCAGATGATGCAAACTCAGTAATTGCAAACAAGTCTGCATAACCTTTTGGGTGCATCGCAATATAACGACCACCGTCCTCTGGGACATCAGCAGAGCCGAATGTTTCAAATACAATCAACAAGTCAGCCTTTTCAACAGCAGAGCCTGTATCGTGGATTTGAGTTGAGTTTGCTCCAGCATCCATTGCAGTAATTAGAATGCTGTCAGTCTTACGACCAAGAGCAGCAGCAGCAGATGTTGCAATTGCTTGACGCTCATTGATGTTGGTTTTTATTTCATCCAACTTATCAATATATTCGGCTGCGTAGAAATCCCTCATCGTTGCTTCTACTGTGGTGTGTGTAAGCTCCATTGGAGTTACGTTACCGTTCCGAGATTTAGTAGTTGCTTCCGCAGTACCAATCTTTTGGAAACGAACAGTTGAACCAGTTACATTCGCTGTGCGAACAGTGTTCCTTAGTTTAGAACCCATACGCTGATAAGCGAGATGCACATCTGCTTCAAACTGCTTAATAAATGCTACATCAATAGTGTTAGCCATTTTACAGTTCCTATGTTAAGTTTTCGGGCATCTTGGGTATCCGCGCCGCATCCTCAACGAAGGTATCCTGTCGGGCTTCTCAGTGCATTACGGGCCTTGATGTTTCATGTGAAACATTTTTTTCCATTGGATTGCAACGCACAAATTCAACATATTGGTTATTTTCGTGCTCAGATATACCAACAATCTCAAATCCAAGCCAAGTTGCCCACTGAACCATCATATCGTATCGAGCATTTATTGTCATTTCTAACATGGGGTGAGTCTTGTCAAAATAACTCATTAACATTTTTGAACCCCTAGCTAATACGTTGAAGTTCTTTTTGATGTCATTTGTAAAAAGAGCAAACATTTGACCAACATCTTCTGGTGAAGAATACATAATCCCACCAACAAAAACAATTCCCATAGCCCTATCACGAACAAGATAGACTTCACTAATATCTACCATTTCATGCAGAGCTTCATTAATATTGGTGTGGCCCAACTCTATAAGCTCTTTTATATTCTCATTAGACAGCCTTGGCAAAAACTCTTTTATATGATGCCGTTGAAAGGGGGTTAAGTAATAACCCCCTCGCTCTATGATTCTAAGTTCTGTTGTGTAATCGTTGGTATCCATCGTCAACTCTCTTAACAAAAGCTGGATCTCGTCTTGCTGCATCCCAATATCGTGGGTCTTTTTGCATTTCTCGAAGCTCTATTTCATTGAAGTTTGCAGCAACACTTGTCTGCTCAGATGTTGATGGCCCTTTTATTGCGTCCATAATTTGCTCCAATGCAAATATGCCCTCTGCAGTTTCGCATAACTTTTCTATTGCTGGAAGTGTTTCCTCGTTAAAAAACTGATTAGCAAAAAGACTAGCAGCTTCTATTCGAGCCTCACTGTTTTCCCCAAGACGTGCCGCCTCAGCATCAAGATCAGGCATTGGTCCCATAGCCTCAGCATAAAGCTCAAGACCTTTTTGAAACTCTTGATGCGTGTAGCCATTCTCATGACAATGTTCAGCCCAACTCTTTAACAGTTCATTATCAACAGCCTCTTCGACATCAACAAAATCAGGAAGCTCATAGCCACCAGCCGTTTCTGGAACCCCTTCGCTTGCCTCTTCTTGCAACTCAGAAAGAAGTTTCTCACGAAGTGAATCTTCTTTTTCACCTAACTTTGCCGCAAGTGAATTGTAAGAGTTTGCAAGATCTTCTGGTGTATTAAATTTTTCTGGCAACCACTCAGGTCTCTCAGAAGTTTCATTAATGCTATCAAGTGTAGCTGGTGAGTCTTGTGACGTTACGTCACTTTCTTGAATTTGTTGTTCTTCCATCATTCTTTACCTTATGTGCATGAGCAACACGGTTCTCAATAAGGCCAACAATATATCGCTGACCCTCCATGTGACGCAGTTCTTCTGTAGTTACATTTGGACCGTGTACCATTTCAATAGTAATAGATCGCAAGTATTTCAAAACAGACTTACCTGTGTCAGTTGCAAACAAATAAGCAATGTTTTGGCTTATCTCACGATCATCTTTTAGTGGGCGCTGTATCCCATCAATGCCTACATTAATTTTCTGATTCAAGCATTACTCCATTGGTTGTGGCGCTTGAACCTGACTTTGCTGCATTTGCTGCATCATTGCAACTATTTGTTCACGTTCAGCTGGATCTCGAATCAAACTATCTGGAACACCAAACTTCTTCGCAAGATAAACAGCAGTTTCTTCGCTATTAATTAATAGGTTCATAAGTTCTGGGCCAAATGCATTTTGTGCAAGCTCAAGAAACCTAGATACCGCAGTAATGTCTTGATTTGCTTGGGCTTGAGCAAGAGGAGAAACAGATTTAATTTTTACTTCCCTACCATTAACAGTAGGCAAATCTATTCGGCCTTGTTTTTTAAGAATGTATATAACACGTTGAAGCACAGGCTGTACAAGCTCTACTTGTAACCGACCGAATGCTGCGCCAATTCGTCTAGACAAATCAGCCATTCTTTCTGCAACCTCTGTTGCTGAAGCTGGTGTTCGGTTGGGATCTCCAAGCATGTCATTATACAAAGCGCGTTTAATATTATTGCGCATGTCGTTTAGAACAAGTTGAGCAACATCAAAACTTCCAGCCGCATTTATTGGCTGAAGCCCAGCACTGCCCATAGCTTTAGGTATAATCGTTCCAGGGACTAAGTTAATTGTATCAACATTAACAACACCATCATCCTCCATTTGGTAAATGCCAGAGATAGACATCTGAGCATTTTCGAGAATTAACTCTACAGTAAGATTGGTTGTTTTAATTGCGCTTAACGCATTGAACAGTGGGCCACGTCCATAAACTTCACCCGCACACTTTGACCATCTAAAACAAACAAATGGGTTCGACCCTAAGCCCTTCATCTCGCGCTTCATAAGAACTGTATTCGTTGTCATGCAGATTGCATAATGCAGATAGGCGCTTTCATTTCGTTTACTGTAATCTTTGCAAACAACTTCAAGAACTGTAGTTGTCGAGTCTTTACCATTTGTTATCATGTTCAAGACTTGCTGATCAAACTCACCACGTGGGTAAAGAATATCAAGCTGATCAAATCTTATATTTTTGCGCTCACGAAAAACGTGATCAATATTATCATCTGGGCCAGTGTCTAGAATTACATGCGGTAAAGGTATTGCGCTAAACCGAATAGGATTTATAGCATCGCCTTCTTCAATGCAAAGAACGCCAGTACCCACTGCCAAATCCATAAATGATTCATGCACTTCTTGTGAAAAGTTAGAGTTTTGAATAACTTCAAAAACATACTCAGTAACTTCATCAAGGTCATTATTGACCATATCTCTCTGTTCAGGTGGAACTTCAGAGCCAGAAGTAAGATCAGCCCACCGTGCAAAGTTAGGAACTAATCCAGACTGCAAGCGAGATGCAAACTCTTGAACACCTACAACAGCAGTTTCATCAAAGATTTTATCGTCGCGCCTTTCTCCAGAAACCTCATAGTAAAAGGACTCACGTTGAGGAAGCGCGTACTCATAGCACTCTTCAAATACATCAACAAAGTTTGTCCGCTTTGCTTTTGCAGTCTCGTATCTTTTCAAATACGCCTTAGCAATTGGATCAGTTATCATTTATAGAAACCTTGAATAATATCCCTGACCACTCCCTGAGGAAGTAATTAAACTTCTGCGTCCTTGTCTTGCGCCACGAATAGATCTTCTTTGCATAAGTGCTGAAGGCACAGCGCGACCAGCACCATCAACTTCGCCAATAACCGCACCAGCTAATTCGGCTTGACGTTTCCTCTGCTCTTCCTGAACTCGACGCTGCTCTTCTGCACTTGCTGCTGCTTGACGTTCTTTTTCAAGCTCTTCTTGTCTTTTGCGTTCAGCTTCTGCTGCTGCTGCTTCTTTTGCAGCTTTGGCTTCAGCTTCAGCTTTTGCTTGCTCTTCGTCTACTTTTTGACTGCTGCGTCGTCTTCCACCAAAACACATAGTAATCTCCTTGCTTACCTATCCCTAAACAGAGAAAAAGATTTATTGCAACGCACAAATCACATTCTTGCCCAAAGGCCCTGCCTTCTTTGTTTGCTTGGTGTCTTTCTAAAAACATCAAAGCTTCGATTAGCAACCACAGGCCTCGCAGGTTTTTGACCATTTATTAATGCTCTGCCCTCACCCGCACCAAGCATCATATATTGAAGAGCATCGTGAATATGTGAATACATATTCTTGTCAGGCTTATCAGCATACCTCTCTCCACTTACTTCCATACGCTTATACTGATAGCCACCCTCAAACCCTTTGATAAGCTGCTGGCATCGCCTGTCTATTAAAAACGCTGGCTTCCCTTCAGTCATCTTTGTTAGCTGGGAAGAGACAGCCTCAAGGCGAAGGTCAACAGAGTTGGAAGGCGCAGGGAACGCCCTCAAGCCAGCGCCGCGCAGAATATGAAACGGGGTCGATTCATCAGTCTGCGCTCTAAAATCTCCTGCTGGATCTCCATAAATATAAACATCAGAGGCTTCTGAAAAACGTGTTGCAATCTCTTCCCTAAGGACTTCAGCAAATCTAACAATCCCCATATCAAAAGCAACAATTTCAGATTGAATAAGCCATCTTCCCCTTACTTTCTGCCCTAATGTAGCTGCTGGCGTAAGTCCAAAATCTAAACCTACATACAACGGCGCTCCTGCAGCGACTGCAATTTCCTCTTTTGCAATGTGTGTTTCTGCAGCAAACATAGGATATATTGGCTTTCCATCTTGTATTGTGCCAAGTCTATTCATTACATAGACATCAATCCAGCTTTTTGTTTTACCTCTTATAAGATTTGGGTAATATGCTGAAAGCATGTGCCTTTGATTCTCAGCGCTTTTATTTGGCTGGTAATCTTGGATCTCACCCTCTTCATCTTTGATTTCTAACATTGCTGAAGGCTGAGTGAAGAACTGCCAGTTATTGGGCTTCACAAGCATCCGAGCTTGCTCTCTTGGAATATGATCTGGGATTGGAACCTCACCAGACATAATAGGCCACCAATGATCTTCTTCGGGCGCGTTGGTATCAGCTATAACGCCGGTCCAACTAGGACCACCATCACGCATAGAAGGGTAACGACCAACCCGCATAGTACAAGCGTCGATGATCGACTTGGGTATCTCTCTGGCCTCATTAATCCAAATACCCGTAAGCTCCAGCGACAAAAGTTTCTTAACGTCCTCTGGCCTATCAAGCGCCAAGAAAATAACCTCAAGCTCAATCTCACCCTTTTTAATATGATGAGTGTACGGAACCGACCAAGTAAATTTCCCCCAATCGTTCTCTGGGAACCAATCCAACCAAGTCTTGATTGTGGTTGTCCTAAGCTGTGGGTTTGTGTTTCTGATAATAGCCCATCTAGATTTTCTAATCCCGTTGGGTCCTTTTGCTTGCTCAAGCGCACGACGAAAAACCTCCACACAACAAGCCACAGATTTGCCAGATCCTACTGGCCCTCTAATGCCACGAAAGAAAGTATTATCTTTCATAAAGGACTTTAGCACAGCACCATCAGGCTTGTACTTAAAATCAACCACTATCGAAGCCCTTTATCTACTCCAAACCGAATCATCTCCTGTATAGTCTCAGGAGCAATGCTATCAATCAACTGATCGCACTTGTAGTTGTCAATAAAATTTTCACCCATCTTATCTATCACATAGGCAAAATGAACCTTGCGCACTATCTTGCGAAGCATTTCAAGCTCTTCTGACTTTAAAGTAGAAACAAAACTCACGTTCTATACTTCCTTACTTTCCGAGCAATCGCTTTCGGTTGAGCCACAAATTGCTTACCCTTTGCCTTACCCTCTCGTTTAGCTCTGGTTGTAGCTGCATATTCAGAAGAACTAAGAGCAGCAATAGCCGCGCTAGGTAAGTACCGCTCACCAGTTTCACTAGACTTCTTGCCAGACTTGGTTCGCCACTTCTGCTTTCCCCAATCCAGCAAAGATTTCTGAGAAGATTTCATTAGTTAAGTTTCTTTTTAAACAGTGTGCCTTTTGCAGTCGCACCAGTACGTTGAGAAAGATCAGTCATAGCACCGCCACCTCTAGGTCGCAACTTAAGCTCCCCAGTTACAGAATCTCTATAAGTTTTTTTGCTCTTGCCCAAATCAATGTTATTTTGCACATCTTTGAGCTTAACTTTAGCATCTTTCTTTATTTTATCATTTTTTGTTGACGATATTACTTTGCGCAAAAAACGTATTAATGACTTATCGTTTCTTAGTTTTCTATTTAACTCTTCTTGATATGCGTCAAAAGCATTCATTATCGGTATCCTCCACCACGTTTCTTGTATTCTTTCGCAAGTAACTGCGCTTTCCGTGCCGACCACTGACCAGCACCAGTGCCATGTGTTGCCTTCGCCTTAATCCTGCGAAACAAAGATTTCCTCATCTTAGGCTTAGTATAATTGCCAGCTTCATTTACCGCCATTTTTATTACCTTCCCTAATAAACTGCCGTTCTAAAGCTTCCATTTTGCGAAGAAGAGTAAAGTGTTTCTTAGGAATCGCACGCTGCCCAGAGCGTTCAGCCTCCTGAATGTCCTGAAGGTAATCCTTGGCCTTGTTTCCAAGTCTGCTAAGAATAGCATTGCGAACACGCTTCAAACCACGGTTTCTGAATTGTTGCTCAAACTCATCAACCTGCTTGCTAATTTCCTCGTACTGCTTCTGAAGAGCGTCAGCCATTACCTTCCACTTCCACCCAGAGTAGACTTCCCAGTAAGACCACGAATTAAAGACCTGCCTGTGTACTTAAGAGCCTTGCCTGTCATCTTCAAACCCTGAGACGGAGACAAAGTTGTGCGCGGACCAAACTTCTTCACATCACGCCTAGCGCGAGCAACCTCCTCCTTCATCTTATCACTCGCATCAGAAGGCATCTTCATCCTCCCCTCTGCAATCATATAAGATTCACGAAGACGCTGTGCATCACTCTTCTTAACACCAGCACCCTCATCCTTCTTCTTAGAAACCTGATCAGGCGCCGCTGCCTCAGTTACAACCTTCTTCTTCCTACCACCAAAACACATGTCTATGCCTTCTTCTTTTTGGCAGCTAAAATCTTACGCTTCAATGCAGGCGGCAATGACTTCTGCTTACCCTTTAACGCTGACTCCTTTGATGGACGTCCAACCTTTGAACCATACGTTCCTTTACCCATTGGCATTACGCTTTATCCTTCTTCGCTTTGTTTCTTCTGCTAATCGCCCTTGCCTTTGCCTTTGCGTCTGCTTTGCTGCTTGCGCCCCACGCCTGTAAGCTTAGAAGAAGACGAGTCGGCCTTCCCTTGCTGTCCCGCTCTGGACCACTCGCCGCGCCCATCCTCGCCAAGAAACTTGCCCGCCTTGGATTGTCGCCGCCCTTTACCGGAGGCTTTAACGTCCCGCCCGTCTCCCGCTTGTAAGACGCACGACCCTTCTCGTTTAATCCCCCCTTGGGATTCTGACCCTCTTTCCTCTGCCAAGCAGCCGTCTTCGCCATAATGAATCCTTCTAACAGCAGACATTACACCCACACGCATACAATCCCCCTACAACAAAAAAATATTTTTACAAACACACAAAAAACCTTTTCAAAAAAAAATAAGAGAGATTGACCACTAGCAACAATAACACTCGCAGTTTTGAACCCCCACCTAGCTATAGAGGTTGCTACCATACACAAATGGCCCAGCAAAACCTGCGTTAGGGATGGAAGCCCGACAGGGCCAAGACCGTAAGGGCTTGGTTCACGACAGCCCGACCCGACGAAGGAGGGTAACGCCCATATACACCTAGCCGAGATCAATGGATACCCGTATATCCCCAGCTACTTGCACCTGACTTCTATCTATCGGTTTGAACCCAGCCCTATCTAATATATCCTTACTCGCTTCAAGTTGGACATATTCACTCTTTGCACCTGTTGCTAACTTCATAACCCTAGCTGCAGCAGTGGTAGCATTCAATCCTATCTGCTCACTGACTCTTTGCATCATGTATTGTTGTACGTGTGGTTGGCGTAAGGCCTTGGAAGCACTCACTCTTCCTGATTCACCTGCAGCGTATCCAGCTTGTGCTGCAGCTTCTTTGATTGTACAACCAGATGCTACGAGTGTATCCACCAATGCAGCTTGTTTCGCTGTAACTTTCTTTATTTCAAGACCAGACATAAGTACCTCATTGTGCCCCCCCTCTCCCTCTCTCCCCCCCATCTAGACGTCATTTTCTGTGTGGCAGTCAAGATGTGACGTTGCGTCACTTGTGTTAATTGTTCGCGCAGACACAACATGTAGTATTGACACGTTCCTCATGGCATCGAGCCATGAAGACCGTGGCGCTAAAATGCTTTATGATTTTGTTTATTGTATTTTATCGCTATCGCTTCTGCGGCGTCATTGCAGTCACAGCCCCTGCCTCCAATCACGTCACATCTGCCACTTTGCTTACACAAAGCTGGCTTGATGCTAGTGATCGTAGGAGGGTCTTGTATGTCTGCATGACACCTTATCAGCGATGTATCTATCATCACACACACATCTTCTAATGATAACTTCCAGTTGGGCTTCCGAATCAGCTAAAGTCAAAGTGCGGGTTTTTTCATACATCTGCGCGGCTGATAGTTGGGTTCTCGCATCCTGAGATAAAGTGCATGCTGCGAGGTCACGGCGGACAAAAAACCCAAGCTGGGCTGCGCTGGCGCTTGCTTTGACTTTATCAGATTCGGCTGCCGATCCTATACTTGTACATGAAGAATGTGTACTCGATAGACAATATAGGAGAACAAACAATGACTATCGCTACTATGATCAATGAACTTACCTTTGAATTTGACCGCTTTGACTATGACACCAAAGACTTCTTGCCACACGACGAGATGACCTTTGTGCGCAGAGTCCTGATGGAGAAGATGCTCGATGGCCTGTACTTCCTCAGATATGGTGGCAAGAATGGTGTCGATACAGAGATTAACGCCAACAACAAGAAGAGCCGCTACGAAGCAGACCGCAAGATGTACGATGGTACAGAGATCAGTATGCAGCGGATTCGCGGCTCATACGGAGCATCACAAGCTGCACAGTACAAGCACGAACAGCTTGATGAGATGTACAAGGACCTGCAACACGCATGGTTTGCAGCACATAGCGAATGGTACACACCGTATGGCGCACCAATTGGTTACTCATACGGAACGCAGAACGTACCACAGCAAGAGGTAGACATACCGCAAGAACTGCTAGACATGGACGCAGCAATGGGTATCAGCATCGAGGCCGCTAACGACCTCATAGAACCCAAAGCTACCAAGAAGAAGGCTTCCTAAACATCACAGGGTAGAGGTTCACGCCTCTGCCCTTTTTTTTGTTTTAGAACTTCTTACAGATGGTGGGGTTAGGTCTTTCTTCAGCCTCGGCAATTCACAACACAACACCTTTCTTCCATCGCTTCAATTCAACCCAGAAGAATCAACCTCAAAGCACAAAGGAGAATCAACGTGCAAAACAAAACGCTTACACTAATCGACGATAGAGTCTGCATGTTTTATGTAACTGATCGAGTCGAAAGCATTTGGAAATCAGACAATCCAAAGAAAGAAGCCTTGGAGTTTCTGTCTGAAATGAACCACAATATTGGTGTGAATACCAGAATAAAAAGAAACACACCCGAAAAGTTTGTTGAAATAAAACGCAAACGTGGACGCCCAAGAAAAAACCCTTAAATCTAATCTAGTATTTGACACTAGATATAAAAGCTGCAACAATGCAGTACCAACTGGCAGATATAAAGGAGAACACAATGCCATTTGATATTACAAGCGCGGAGTTTCCCGTAGAATTGCAGCCTTGCTTCTCTCAGAGCGGCAAGGAAGCGCCAAAGCACATGATGGTAGTACGCACAGACACAGACGAAATACTTGGCGTACACGGCACCAGATACAAGCTAGTCACGCATGATGATGTAATCAATGCTGCATACGATGCTGCAAAGCGAGCCGATGTATCAAATGACTTTGATATATATTATCAAGTCTATGAGAACGGCGCAAAGATGCGTGGAGAAATTATCTACAATGATCTCTGCGTAGAACCAAATGTCGGTGACGTAACAAAGTTTAAAGTCGATTTCCTCAACAGCTATGATGCATCGTGGGCATACATGATGCGCTCATCAGCACTGCGCCTTGTCTGCAAGAACGGTCAAGTCACAGGAGATGTTGCTGCATTTACCAGCTTCAAGCACACTGCATCTCTCAATGTTGAAGCGTCCGCTAAGAAGGTAGAGATTGGTGTGTCTACATTCTTCCACAACAAAGAACTGTGGCAAGATTATATGGCGTCAAAGATTTCAATCATAGACGTCAATGACTTCCTCAAAGCAACAGTTTGCAAAGCATCAACAAGACAACCCAACGTCAACAAGACCAATGAAAAGCAACTCGATAAGCTGCTTGATTATTGGATGAATGAATCTGCTGTGCTTGGTGCAAACATGTGGGCGCTATACAATTGCTTAACATATTGGGCCACACACACAGATGACATGCGCTCCCCACATGCAGCGCGTATCGAGCGAGAGCAGAAGATCATCTTTGCTATGCGCTCTAAACAATGGGAGGCATTAAGATGATGACAAGAAGAGACTTTGAATGGGTGGCAGATTCAATTGCCCCCCTAGTTTTCTCACCCCTCACAATTGAAATGATTGCAGACGATCTACAGCAACGCAATCCACGTTTCAATCGAGACAAATTCATCCAACGTGCAGTTGCAGCATGGGAGAAAAAGCATGCTATCGAAGATGACGGAATACCGTACTGAACGGGAGACCTGTCCTGTTTGCTTAGGTGATGGGACTGTAGAGTATGAGGTAGCAAGACCTCAAAGTTTTACACGCGATGTCGGTTATATAGATACAATACATGACACTTGCTATGAGTGTCAGGGAACTGGCGAAGCTAATTGATAAAGTTGATAAGGGGTTGTTCATAGCAGCCCCTTGTCAAATGAATAACCTTGCTGCATACATGCAATATGAAAAGCTACATGGAACAACTACAAAACATTTCGCAAGAACTAGGCATCGAACTTCTCGATGGTTTTCGTTGTGCTGGCATTCCAACATCAACATACTATCGTTCTGTTAATGGAACAACCGACCTGCGATATGACACTGCTTTTAAAATCAGCGAAGCCTTAGATGAAGAGTACAAAAAGAAACTCAAGAATCTTGCTGCCAAAGAACTACGAGCAAATGATTTCCATGCTAATCGCAGCAAGACACGAGAAAAAATTAAGCCAACCAAAACTAGCTGAGTTAATTGGTTGTACAGATTCGCTGATCCACAAATGGGAACAGCACAAGAGAGTACCGTCTGGCTTTCTTCTTATGTGTTGGTTGGATGCTTTAGGCTATGACATCGAAGTCAAAAAAAGGTAAGGCAGCATTCTGTGTTTCGTGTGAAACGAAATCAATTTGGTTTGTTGCAATACTTAAAAACAATGCGGGTCGCAGCATGGAGAAGCATTGGTATGTTTGTCTTAATTGCTATCGGGAGGACAAATGGCAAGCCGTAGTAAAATCAAAGGAACCTATCACGAAAAGTGGTTTGTCGATTGGCTTAACAAAATCAAAGCGAAGATCGAAGCGAAGCGCGTCCCTCTCTCGGGAAGCTTGGGAGGAGAGTATACAGGTGACATCCACCTCACAATCAACGGAGATAGATTGGTAGGAGAAGTAAAGTACAGAGACAAATCAAACTTCCCTAGTCCATTCTCAGTCTTAGAAAGCAGAGACATTGCTTTCTATAAACGGCGGCGAGGCAAGCCACAAACTCTAGTCATCATGTCTGGTGACACATTCCAAAATCTTATGGAGAACAAAGATGGAAAGTCAAACAAAAAAAATAAAAGCTCACCTTGAATCGGGCAAAACAATAACAGCAATAGATGCATTGCTAAATTACAATTGCTTTCGTCTCTCAGCAAGAATCAAAGATCTAAAAGATCTTGGTTATCCTGTAGACAAAACAATGATTCAACTTGAGAGCGGGAAGTATGTAGCTCAATACTTCATGGTGACAAATGCATAAGAAAAATGAAGCAAAAGCAATCTCCCGATACATTGAGAATGATGTATGGGAAGCTAGTGTTATGCGCGGATCTAATGATGCATACAATAAAGAGTATCAAAAGGTTCAAGGATGGGTAATGGATAGCCATAAAGTCAACGCCCAAAGAATTATCAACGGTGAAAAGGTTGGTGAGAATTGGCTCAAAGGCAGACTTAAAAAAGAATTGATTGAGTTCGGCTATTGCAAACCCTCAGACTTCTCAAAATATAATTCCGATTGACCCAGCTGCAAATATGCAGTAGAAATATATAATAAAAACAAAGGAGAACACCATGAATCGAGTTGGATTCATTGGCGGCAGCGACTGTGTTAAAATCATACAAGGTGATTGGCTCAGTCTTTGGCGCATTAAAACAGGTAGAGATCAGCCTGAGAATTTAGATAACAATTTAGCTGTGCAGCTTGGTAGATTTACTGAGGATTTTAACCTTGCTTGGTTTGAAAAAGAACACAAGGTAACGCTTGCTGCACATCAGCGTGAGTTCATTGAAACAATTGGCACTGTTGTTGCCAAGGGTACAATTGATGCTGCTGTAAGACATGAAGCAAACTTGGTTGAAGCCAAACACACAAACAGTTTCAACAACATTGACAAGCTCATAGATTATTACATGCCTCAGCTACAACTTTATTGCAGACTAGCAAATGCAAAAGGTATTTATCTATCAGCTATCTTTGGCAACAGTGAATGGAGGTCTGTACTTGTCAATGCGGACAACGACTATTTCAATTCTATGTGGGCGGTGGTGTCAGACTTCTGGGGTTACGTGTTACGCGATGAAGAGCCAATTGCTGTGGACATCCCACAACTCTCAACTGAAAAAGTTGAGGTGGACAACATGGTCATACGAGACGCCTCAACAGACAATCAGTTCGTCGATGCAGCCGTTACCTACGTTCAAGGCTACGAACAAAACCGAATCTTTGAGAACGCAAAGAAAGATCTCAAAGGAATGGTCAGTGATAACGAACGAGAAGTTTACTGTGACTACGTAACAGTTAAGCGCGATAAACGTGGATCACTTAGGATAATCAAGCGATAAGGAGAACACCAATGGATAAAGCAATCAAGGCGCTGGCTAAAGCGCAACAAGAAATGGCAACGCCGCACAAGGACGCTGTCAATCCACACTTCAGAAATAAGTATGCAAGCTTGCAGAGTTGTATTGATGCAATCAAACCAGCGTTGCACAGAAATGGATTTGTATTGATCCAAGCTGGAGGCAAGGATGAATTTGGTCACTTTGTAGCAACAGAGTTTGTTCACGAAAGTGGAGAAAGATTTACCAGCAAAGTCTATCTTGAATTAGACAGGCAAAATATGCAGGGTATTGGCAGTGCTACAACATATGCAAAGAGGTATGGATTGTTAGGTCTTGCTGGTATGGAGCCAGATGAAAACCCAGACGATGATGATGCAAACAAGGCAAGCGCACCTAAAAACTCAGCGCAACCTAAAAGCAAAATCAAAGTAGAAGATTGGTAATTCTTGGGAAAAGGTTGTGCCTTTCCAACCTTAATAACCTTATCGAGGGGGAGGTTTCCCAAGAACCCCTCACCACAACTTAGCAAAAGGAGCCAGAAGCATGGCAGAATACGACAACTCAAATACAGGCGCAACATTCCCACCCTTCGAAGAGCAACGCATGATCTTACAAGGTAGGATTCGCGTTGAGGGCAGACAGTCAAAGACTGTAATTGTTCAAACGCAAACAAGAGATGGTAAAAAGATTCTCGAAATCTATGAGAAAATTGGTGCCATGTTTGAGAATGACAATGAAAAGGAATCAGCGCCAGATTGGACAGGCAAGATCTTTAACCCAGAAGATAAGACAATGCCTTACATTCACCCGCCTTTAAACAAACGCATTGCTGCGTGGCGTAGGTCAAAAGACGGTAAACCTTACCTTTCGTTCTTAGCATCTGATCCACAAGGTAATGACAATAACCTTGACGACAAGATACCATTCTAGTTAGCTAAGAATGTTCTCCGAGGATTCATATCTGCCCGTTGCTCGAGAATCCTCCCTGACTGACGCAGCTTTGGCTGCGTCTTTTTTTAAGGAGTTGCAAATGAATCAGGAACAAATGCTTCAAGCAATGCTTAATGATGCAAAACAAATACGCAAACGCTATCGTGATAAATGGGGCGGCAAACCAGAACCCAAAGCAAAAGAACCAGAGCCTAAGCCAAAAGAGATCGAGACGACAGCCGCGCCCACAAGAGGCAGCGGCTGGCGTAACGATCCACTTAGCCAAAAAGAAATAGATGACATCCTATACTTTCAAAGCAAGGGATGGTGCGTAACATCTACGGCTTTGTTCTTGGGCCTCAATGACAAAACTGTAAGGAAGTATCGTGAGGATGCCAGCCGGAACCGACACCCCCAAGAATCTTAATAACAGCTACACATTTGAGTGCAAGCTAAATCATTAATTCAAAGTGAGGGGCGTCGATAAAAGGTCTCCGCCCCT